GTTTTTTTTTTTTTTTTCATGCGCAACGTTGTATGCCCTAGTACCTTCGTTGGAAGGATTGTGGCTATTATGTGTCACACGGTCGAACATCAAAGACCGGCAACGTAAGAGTCACAAAAAATCCGCAGAAAGCATGGTAACGTTATGCCCCTCTAAGTCTTCAGAAGACCCAGGAGCAAGGATAACGTCCTCAAACAGGGCAACAACATCAAAGCCGCACAATCCGTAGCGGTGGTAACAGAATACGTGGAAGTCGTCGTCATCAACAGTGTGGTCGACCAATATTTTTTGACGAATATTGGCCAGGGTGATGCCGGCTTCCCTTGCATTCCAAGATATCTCCGCTTGGGCAAGTTTAAACGCTTTCTTTTCCTCGGTCACAAAGGACCACTCGTGAGAAAAACGAGCCAAGAAAAGATCACGCAAACATGGAACGAATCGAAATTCATATGCATATCCAATGGCCTTACCTGCAAAATAGGCGTGATCGGATAAGCCTTGGTTTAGGTTTGCACGCATGTTGAACTTAGCCAAGTTCTTGCCGAGCAAAGGGACCGTGAGGTGCGAAATGCCGCGACAAGGAACAAAAAGCTTGCTCAAAAAAGTACAATCACTCAAGAAACGTCTCCTGGATACTTTCGCATCCATTCGAGCCTCCTGAGCTATGTTCTCATACGTTTTGACTGCGTAACGGCGCAGTCCCAAAACCTTAGCTAGCATATCATCTCCGAGCAAAAGAGCGTGGCATTCCTTGGCGTCAATTGCGACAAGGAATGAATACAGAATGCACGAATTCCAAAAGGTGTTACGAAAGGTCGTGTCAGTGGCGCCAGTAGGCAGCTGGAAGTCCAATGTGGCGGACGCAGAATGCTTACGGTTCTTCACAGTAAAATGGTTAGTTTTACTGTGAAGACGAATGAACCACTCGGGGCAACCCAAGCGGCGCATAAGCATAATTTCCAGCATCATGACGTCACGACACTGCTTCATATCATTGGCTGAAAAGTCACTTTCAACAAATTCACCTTTTGATTGTTCCAAGTGTGGAACATAAACGTCAGGGGTCTTTTTGTAAGCGACCTTGAACTTATAGGGACCTTCCATCCGTTCGTAGACCGTGTCAAGACGGCCCATTAGCTCGCAAAAAATGGGGCCAGAAAGAGCGTTATAAACATCAGACCCCTTGTAAATAACACGAGGGGCCCAATTGGGTTTATGACCAACAAGCAGAGCTTCAATCTTGTCAAAAATTTCTTTGGTGGAGTAATCTTTGACGCTTGAAGTTGAGAAAGACTCTACTGCAAGCCTCATGCGTTGTTGTTTTTCTGGTCCAAACTTTGCTAACCATTTTTCAAAAAGGTCACCCGTCCAGTCGAAAGAAGGAAGCGGGACAGGTGCAAGAAGATTAATCAGTTTGATGGAGCAACTGATAATGCGTGGTGATGCTCGAGACGCGTCGAAATAATTGCATCTCTTGCGGAAGGCGGCAAGGAAATTGTGGTACCCGTTATCGGGCACAATAGGGTGTAACCCTTTCAGCAATGGCCCCCCGGTGACGACAGGAAGTCCGGGGTTGGCCCATTCATTAGGAATACCAAACGTGCATTTAACTTTTGGCCTCAACAAAGGGTCGGCCACTGCATGGTACAAGTTGCTGATGGGTAAGTGTGCTACTTGCCC